TGGAGGCGTGCCGGATCGCTGACCGGCTGGACAAGCTGGACGCGCAGCTACGCGGTGAGGACTGGCTGCGGTTCCTGGTCGACGAGACCGGCTCCGAGGTGACTGTGGTCGTGGACAAGGTGCTGGCCGAGGCGCGGCAGCAGGCGACCGCGTTGAAGCAGATCGTGGCCGAGTTGCGCACGGCCGCGGGCAAGCCGGCAAGCAAGACGCCGCGGGCTCCGTCCGGGTCATCGGCGAAGGGTGGTGCGGGCATTGCTGACATCACCGCCCGCATCGCAGAAAGGCGCGCTGCACCCTCGGGTTGAGCTGATCCCGCCGTACGCCTACAGCCTCGGTGACGAGGCGATCGAGCTGACCCGCCGTGCTGGCCAGGAGCTGGATTACTGGCAGCAGCAGGCGCTGAGGCACATCCTCGGCGTGCGTGAGGACGGCCGGTGGGCGTGCTTCGAGTACGCCGAGCTGGTCGGGCGGCAGAACGGCAAGGGCGGCATCCTCGAGGGCCGCATCCTCGCCGGGTTCTTCCTGCTCGGCGAGGATCTGATCGTGTTCTCAGCGCACGAGTACAAGACCGCGATGCGGGCGTTCCGGCGCCTGAAGCGGCTGATCAAGAAGCTCGGCGGGCAGGTCGGCGACAACGAAAACCTGATCGATGTCGACGGCATCCTGATCAAGGTCAGCAACACCAACGGCGAAGAGGGTTTCGAGCGGCTCGACACCGGCCAGGAGATCAAGTTCATCGCCCGGTCGAAGGCCAGCGGTCGAGGGTTCACCGGCGATCTGCAGATTATCGACGAGACGTTCGCCTACACGGACGAGCAGCATGAAGCGCTAATGCCGACGATGTCGGCGCGCTCGATAGAGACCCCGGGTCCGCAGATCATCTACACGTCGTCGCCTCCGCTGACGTCGGTCACCGGCGAGATCCTGTTCCGGCTGCAGAAGCGGGCGCTGGCTGGGAATGCTGGGCGGTTCGGCTACCGGGATTGGGGTGCGGAAGGGGACCTAGACAACCTCGACGCGGTCGACCTCGCCGACCGGGAGTTGTGGGCGGCGACGAACCCCGCTTTGGGGGTTCGGATCTCCGAGGACTTCGTCGCCGAGGAGCTGACGTCGTTGAGTCCGCGCGGGTTCGCCCGCGAGCGGCTGGGGATCTGGCCGGCGCCACCCGGGGACGGTACCCGTGAGCTCGACGCGCGGAAGTGGGCCGACGAGCTCACCGACACAGACTCGCAGGCCGGCGCGGATGTGGCGTTCGCGTTGGACGTGTCGCCGGCGCGGGACTGGTCCTCGATCGGGCAGTACTCGCTGCGCACGGACGAGCTGGGGCACGTCGAGCTCGTCGACCGGCGGCCCGGCACGGACTGGGTGGTGGACCGCCTGGTGGAGCTCGCCGCCCGGTGGGACCCGATCGCGATCGCCCTGGACTTCAAGGGCCCCGCCGGGTCCTTGTTGCTGGACTTGGAGAAGGCCGGCCTGACGCGCCCGGATGACCCGGACAGCCCGGAACGGGGGCAGCTGGTGATCCCGACATCGAACGATGTGGCGGCCGCGTGCGGGCAGCTGGCCGACGCGGTGAGACAGGGGACGCTGCGGCACATCGGCCAGGCGCCGCTGAACACCGCCGTGTCCAGCGTGAAGACGAGGCCCTTGGGTGATGCGTACGCGTGGGGGCGGAAGAACTCGGCGATCGATATCAGCCCGTTGGTGGCGGTGACGTTGGCGCGCTGGGCTTTCGTCACCCGAGCGCATTTGGTTGTGGGCGACTACGAGGTGCTGGAGTCGATCGGGTGAGGGGGTGGCTATGCCCAGGGAGTTGGTGACCACCCTGCTCGACCTCATTGGGCTGGTGTTGCTGGCCTTCGGTGCCGCTGCCGGGCTGTTCCCGCTGATCGGGCTGGCGGGCGTGTGTGTGGCCGGTGTGGTGCTGCTGGTCGGGTCCCGGGTGGCGGTGTGGACCGGGTCGCCGGAGACCGCGCCGACGTGGTGGCGGCGGCTACGAGGAGGCGAACGCGGGTGAGCCTGTTCTCTGCTCGTGCTTCCACGGTGGACGGCCCGTTGATCCCGCCGCGCTCCGCGGCCGGCCGTGCGGGCACGGCGAACGTGACCCCGGAGACCGCGATGCGCCACAGCGCGGTGTGGGCGTGTTTGCGACTGAGGGCTGACCTGATCTCCACGATGCCGATCGACGCCTACCGGAAGGTCGGTGGCATTCAGGTGGAGGTGCCCAAACCGCCGGTGCTCACGCGGCCTGGCGCTGGCGGGCAGAAGATGCTGGAGTGGATGTACTCCTCGCAGGTCGACCTGGACCGGGCCGGGAACGCGATGGGCATCATCACCGCGCGGGATGCCATGGGCCGCCCGGCGCGCGTTGAGCTGCAGGACCTGGCCGACTCGTCGGTGCTCATCAAGGACGGCCAGATCGACCATTACCGGTTCCGTGGCAGGCGGTATGAGCCCTACGAGGTGTGGCACGAGAAGCAGTACACGGTCGCGGGCCTGCCGATCGGGTTGTCCCCGGTGTCGTACGCGGCGTGGAGCATCGGCCAGTACCTGACCGCGCAGCAGTTCGCGCTGGACTGGTTCACCGGCGGTGGGGTGCCGGCGGGCTCGTTGAAGAACACGGCGAAGACCATCAAGCGGTCGGACTCCGAGGAGATCAAGTCCCGGTTCAAGGCATCCGTTGAGCCTGGCGGCGTGTTCGTGCACGGCTCGGACTGGGAGTACAAGCCGCTGCAGGCGATGACCAGCGACGCGGCGTGGATCTCCACCCAGCAGCACGGCATCCCCGACATCGCCCGGTTCTTCGGCTGCCCGGCCGACATGATCGACGCGGCGGTACAGAGCGGGTCGATCACCTACGCCTCGATCAGCCAGCGCAACCTCCAGCTGCTGATCATGAACATCGGGCCGGCGGTGTTCCGCCGGGAGACCGCGCTCAGCGACCTGTTGCCGGAACCGAGGTTCGTCAAGCTCAACAGCGACGCGCTGCTGCGGATGGACCCCGAGACCCGCGCGAAGGTGCTCGGCCAGCAGGTGCGCGACCGGCTGATCGCCCCGTCGGAGGCTCGCGCGCTGGACAACCGCCAGCCGTTCACCGAGGACCAGTTCGCCGAGTTCGACCGGCTGTTCGGCGCACCGCGCACCCAGCCCGTTACCGCTACGTCAGGAGTGACCTCATGAGCGCGACGACCCTGCGGGCCGCGGCGACCGTCCGGGCCGCCGAGGTGGCCGCTCCGGCTGACCGCCCGTCGCGGCGCCGGTCCGCCGAGGAGGAGACCGCACCGGCTCGGGTGAGCGTCCGGGTTCGTGACCTGCAGATCCGGGAGGCCGGCTCGACGGGGCTGCAGTTCCGCGGCTACGCCTCGGTCACCGATGCGAGCTACGAGATGTGGGACATGTTCGGCCCGTACGCGGAGCTCGTGTCACCGGGCGCGTTCGCCAAGACCCTGGGCACACCGGAGCTGGACGTGCCGCTGGTGCTGCAGCACCAGGACCTGCGAAGGATCGCCCGCACCACCAACGGCAGCCTGCGCCTGGCCGAGGACGACAACGGGCTGCTGGTCGAGGCTGACCTCGACCCCGAGGACCGGGACGTCGACTACATCGTGCCCAAGCTGCGTAGCCGCCTGATCGACGAGATGTCCTTCAAGTTCCGCATCACCAGCGGCCAATGGTCACCGGACTGGATGGAGTACCACATCAACGAGGTGGACATCCACCGCGGCGACGTGGCGATCGTCGGGTACGGCGCCAACCCGCACACCGCCGGGGCCAGCATCCGGGGCAGTGATCCGCTGGCCCTGGTCCGGTCCCTGGATGAGGAGCAGGCCCGCACGGTGCTGGCCGCCCTGACCGCCCGGCTCACGCCGGCCACGACTCCGCGTGTTCGCATCAGCGATGAGGACACGCGGCTGCGCGTCATCTCCTGACGCGCCTTTCCCTGCCGCTTCGCGTAGGAACCCCGCACCGCGCCACGGCCCGGTCTGGGTGTCACCGCCTGCTGTCCGCAGGGCCATCACCCACCTACCCGATCCCGCTCGCGGGAGAGAGGAGCGGCG